TTATTCCGGCGAACGATTCGCAAATCAGGTGAAAGATATTTGCGGCGCACAGGTTGAGGTAGTAAAACGCAGCGAATTACACAAGTTTGTCGTTCTGCCACGCCGCTGGGTGGTAGAGCGTCTTTTCGGCTGGCTCGACAAATTCCGCAGACTTTGGAAAAATTGTGAACGCAAACTTTATATTTCTGCTCAGATTCTCACGTTTGCCCTCATTGCCATCCTCATTAGAAGATTTTAAACAGGCTCTAACAGCGGGAACTATAAAGGACAACGAATTTTTTGAAGAAGTACGAGGCATCTCTTTCTGCTCCTCACTGTCCCCGATTCTTGGCAATATGCTGCTGGATGGGTTACAGACCAGAGTATATGACAAGTTGTATCCTGACGGGGGAACCGACTATAAAAATGGCAGCATGGTACGTTTTGCTGACGATATTGTTTTTACTGCCAGATCACAGGCGGATGCGATAAGAATCAGAGAAATAGTCCGTGAGTTTCTGGATGAGCGCGGATTAAAGTTTAACGAGGAAAAAACTTATATTACGTCTATATATGAAGGATTTACTTTCTTATCGTACCACTACTAAAAGAAATATGATGAGCTAATTGTAAAACCTGCTGACATAAAGATTATTGATTTTGAGCATAGACTCAAAAATCTGATCACGAACTTTGCTGGAACACAGCGCGGATTGATTAAAAAGATCAACGATATGCTGAACGGCTTCGCAACCGAATACCGAGCTACTGATGCTTACTATGTATTCAGGCATATTGATGCAGTTGTTGAGAGCTTCCTGACGGACAGATTATTAAGCAGAGTACAGGGTAAATATCGTAAATGGAAAGATGATACCATCAAAAAAAAGTTTTGGATTATGGTTAATGGAAATCCTGTGTTTGCTCTACCTGCTGATCGGACAGTCCGTGTAACTCAGCTTGCCAGCGTTGAAATGAAGTTACATAAAGCATGTAAGCCGGACCTGAATCCATATTTAGATGAGGAGTATATTATCTGGCTCAAGCATCGTCGAAATATTTTGAAGGCGAACGGGAGATATCGGAGTATCTGGCAACGGCAAGACGGCCGGTGTGCCTATTGCAATAACCCAATGAGACCAGACCAAGAAATTGATGTAATTGAAAAGATCATTGGAAAAGGCTGGAACATCAAGAACCTAATTTATATACACAAAAAATGCGCTTATGATGTGTATTCCAGGGTAGACAACACAGATGCAAGCCACATTGACCTCTTTGAACTTTTAGAAAATTACACAACCGATACGCCGGAATCCAATTCTCCGTATCTGGAATTACGGGAATATTTCAGACTTACAGAAAAAACACCAGTTACACTGACATTTCAGGATATTGAGAAAATTCTGGGGGATCAACTTCCGCCAGAAGCATATTTGTATGACGCTTTCTGGTTTGAATTTGAGCCTGGGATGCAGCTTCCTATGTGGAAGGATGAAGAATATCCTTCTAACATACTTACCCTCTATGAACCCGACTACTGCATTTCTGATGCATGGCACAGCCAGGGCTATGAGATTAAGGCATTGCATCGCTCTGAGGAACGGGTTGTGTTTCGCCGAACGGAGAGTGGAAAAACTGGCTTTAAAATCCCAAGAGCATTGCTGAGAAAAAAGATACCAGAGAAAAAAGCATATGAACTTGAACAGATGTTAGAACAGTCTGTAAAGGAGAGTGGCCTATAATGGAGCACATATAAAAGCTACAATACTTATTTTGATGAATAATATACAGGCATCGGATTTGATTGCTTTTGAGTTGAGCCGAGCAGGATTCTATCTTGTACGTGCCTACAATGGGCGTGAAGGATTACGGCGAGTTCATTTGCGGAAACCCGATATCATGTTATTGGATCTGCCTGAAGGAATGGACCCGGATAGTTTTGACGTATTCGATCAAATGAAAAATGAGGGATTGGATACCGAAACACTTACATTCGTTACCGAGGATGAAGTAGATTTGGCTATAAGCTTTGGAATGGACTATATAGTAAAACCTTTCTCTATACATGATCTGATGAATCGTATCAGCAATATATCACTTCGGTCCGAGCAAATACAAAGGCCCATTATCCAAAGACTAGGGCGAATTACGGTTGATATTAGAAGGGCCATCATCAGCAAGGATAATAACCCAGTCGAGTTGAGTCTAAAGGATTATGATCTGTTTTGTTTCCTGTCATCCCAGCCAGGCACAGTATTCAAGCGCGAGGATATACTTGTCAATGTTTGGGGATACGTAACTTATCTGGAGCATGACATAAGGTTGGTAGACGTAGCCATACGGCGGTTGAGGATGAAAATTGAGGATGATCCCAGTAAGCCACAATTTATTATGACACGTCGAGGAAATGGATATTATTTTGAAACGTCGGAAAAGGAATCGGGTGGAAAATAGCCATTCCCAGAAAAGCGGTTGAGAAAACCTCAACTATACAGTACACTCTGCCAGTGTTACAATAATAGTGTATTTGAGGGCGGAGTAAGTAAGGGAGGATTGGAACGTGACCAGGGGCAAAGTGCGCCCCAACGCGCCAAACTGCATCGACCTTGAATGAAATAAACGAACAAGAATGACCGTGTATTTGCCTTTTCAGAGGCAAACGCGGTCTTTTTGTTTCCAAAAGAAAGGAGTGTTTCAATGAATGTCACAAAGCAGACTGACCGCATTAACCTATTTTGATCCCACCAAATTGATTCGTCTGACAGTATACGCAGACACCATCATTTTGGACCGGAGTAAAGCGGGCAATTTTATTAGCGCCGTCCGTTTTGGTGGTTACCCAGAGATGGTGAAGGCCATGTCAGACGCTATTTACGGTGGGGCCACTATTGAGATGCCTCAAAACGACCAAACCTACCAACTGAAAACTATTCCCAAGCAGTACCGGCGGCAGATATCTCATGATGGACAGTATGCAGTTGGTACCCTCGTGTTGGACGACGATCCCCCGTCTGCTGTCCCATCGGACGATGAAGAATCAGAAGTGACAGGCACGCAGCAAACCATCCAGCCTCGAAAGTGCTATATCTTCGTTCCTGAAGGGGACAGAAGCCGCCTTTTTGAAGAGCTGGATTGTAAAACCGCTGTGCCCTTGATTCCTGAGTTCCGAGACTGTGTCCTGGATGCCCTGATTGACCGGGGCGAACTGCGGCCGCTGGAGGTTTTTTCCGTGACCCAGAGTTTAGATGCCTGGGTGCTGGAGCTGCGGCCCAACGACGAAAATATAATAGAGATTTTGGAGCGGGCCCTGAAGCACGGAGCGATTACCATTCCTGGTGCTAATCTAGATCAACCGGACGGGTTTGAGGATGTGCAGAACATCACCGACTACCTCAACACCTTTGGCATCATTGTGGCTGACCGTATTCGAGACCAGTTTACCCCCCTGTTCGATCCGGCTTCAGAACCCCTGTCTGAGGAGGTGCTGACGGTCAACGACAACATCCAGCAACAGACGGGTTACTCTCTCTATGACGCCCAGCTTGCCGTGTCTGAGGCGGTGAAACGCCAACTGGCCCGAAACCACATCGCTCTCATTGTTGCGGAATGCGGCTCAGGCAAGAGTAAAATCGGCTCCACCGCCTTGGGCGCCCTGCATGGTCTCTGGGCCTCCCAGAAAAAATCAGGGGCCCCAAAAACTTTTAATCTGATCATGTGTCCATCTCATATCACCAAGAAGTGGGTGCGGGAGATTGGCGAAACCTTACCCAACACCTACGCCGTGGTGGTCAAAAGCATAACCGAACTGGAACGGCTATACACCATATACAAAGCAGAAGACAAAAGCGTCTATGCCGTGTTCAGCAAGGAAAAGGCACGAGATGGCTATATGCGTTACCCCGCAGTCACCTGGGACAGCCGGCAAAAGGCTTTTCTATGCCCGGACTGTGGAAAGCCGGTCCAGATGGAGTACAGCGACGATGGTTCCCGTTACCTGATCAATGCTAATCCACCTTTTTTCTTGAGGGAACATAAGAAGAACCGCGTCTGCCGGGAGTGCGGCTCAATGTTGTGGGCTGCGGTCAATCCAAGCAGAAACATTCTCTGGGCCAAAATACCGGATTTTGGTTGGGTCTACAAGTCTCTTGCCGCTAATTACTTTCCCCTCACCAAGAATGAGGCGATTCAGGAGCGGCTGTGGGAGATTGCCCAAAATCCCCAGAGCAGCTTTCCTATCCGAGGGGCCTGCCGCCGATTTCCGCTGAGCACCTATATCAAAAGAAAAATGCGGGGACGGATTGATACCTTTGTTGCAGATGAACTCCATGAGTACAACAACAACAGCGGCCAAGGCGACGCGATGGCGGAGATTTTTGGCGCCAGCAAGCAGTTCGTGGGCATGACGGCCACCCTCATCAATGGGTACAGCTCCGGCATTTTTCATCTGTTGTACCGGCTGGTCCCCGGCCTAATGCGCAAGGACGGCAAAAGCTACCGCAGCCCACAGACCTTTCATGCGGAATATGGTGTGATGGAGAACGTCTACGAAACGACGGACGCTGCTTACAACGCCAACCGCCGGGCCAGCAAACGCAAAACCAAGACCCGTCAACTCCCTGGAGTATCCCCTCTTGTGTTCTCCCGGTTCTTGCTGGAGTACACCGCTTTTCTTTCCCTGGCCGACATGGGGAAAGAACTCCCGGACTATGAGGAGATCCCGGTCCCTGTTGAAATGCCGGACGATGTGATGAGCGCCTATAAGGAAGCAGAACGAGAAATACGCCAGGTGTTGAAATCAGACCAGAAAGCGGCCCAAAAGCTGCTGTCTACCTATATGAACCTGCTTACTGTCTACCCGGACCAGCCCTACGACCAGCCGGATATCGTCCACCCTATTGACGGCCATATTATCTCCCACCCCAGCAACGAGGCGTGTTTTGACGACATCCTGCCAAAAGAGGAAGCGGTACTGAAGAAGGTCAAGGAGAAAATCTCCGTTGGTGGGCGGGTGATAATCTACACCAGCTGGACCCGTACTGATTCCCAGCAAAAGCTGCTGAAGTTGCTCACCGGCGAGGGCATCCGTACCGAGATACTACCCCCATCCGTTCCTCCGGAGAAACGGGAGGACTGGGTGGAGAAGCGGGTCCGCAGTGGATGCCAGGTGCTGATTACCAACCCTAAATGCGTAGAAACCGGCTTGGATTTAAATGATTTTACTACCCTCATTTTCTATAGCATGGGCTACAACCTGTTCACCCTGCGCCAAGCGTCCCGGCGTTCCTGGCGAATCAATCAAAATGCGCCCCGAGTGGAGGTCTATATGTTCTACTACGCCAATACCATGCAAGCCAAAGCGATGAAGCTGATGGCCTCCAAGCTGGCCGTAGCGGGAATCATAGAAGGCAATCTGTCCGAGGAGGGTCTTGCCGCTATGAGCGACGTAAGGGATCTTACCTCTCAGATGGCGAAAGAATTGACCCAGGGAATCAAGGACAATGTGGAAGATATTGCTGCTGCCTTTAAGAAAATGGCGATCCTCAACCCTAATAGGGAACGTGTCCAGCCCGCAGCCCTGCCCGTTGCTGCTGTGGAAGATATGTCCGCCCCTATTACTACAATGGAACAGCCACAGATTCGGACCGCCGATGCGGAGAACAAACGGGTCTTGTACGAGGGGCTGCTGCAAAGAACATTGGAAGAACACAGAAAAAAGAAGTCGAAGAAAAAGCCAGTGGACGAAAACCAGCTGTCTTTCTTCGATTTTGTTGCTTGAAGGAGGAAAAATGTGAATATTACCATAAATCGGGCTGAATTGCTGCACGCCGTCAAGCGTGCAGCTGCGATTGCCCCAACCGACTCACCTTTGGAATCCCTGAAAGGTGTACTGCTGGAGGTAGATGCAGCTAACAAGGCGCTGATCCTCACGGCCACCAATTTGGAGGTTGCACTGAGGCAAAAACTAGTCTGCACCGCCCAGGAAGACGATAGCCTAGTGATTAACGCCCGCCTTTTGGTGGGGATGTTGGACAAATTGCCTGGTGAAACAGTGGAGCTGAACCGAAATCCTGACGCCAGACAGTTGAAGATTTGGAGCGGAGCCTCCCAATATAATATCTCGGTCTGGGAACGGAGCAATTATCCCAAGGAAGAAATTCCTGCTGTGACCAATCTGGTCCGTGCCAGTGGCATTCCTTCTATGGCCAAGCGAACTGTTTTCGCCACCGACGAGAAGAACGAGAAACCTATGCTCAAATGTGTCCACCTCCAATTTACCCAGGACGGCCTGCGGGCGGCCGGGAGCGACGGCCATTGTGTAGTCACCGCCAAGGGAGATAACAAGAGCACCGGAGATTTCAGTATCCTGATTCCCGCTCCGTCTCTGGGCCGGCTGGCTCAGATGTGCGAGGACAAAGATGAATTTCGGGTGGGTACCACTGGGAAAAAGGTTGTGTTTGTCCGGGAGGGCTTTCTGTTCTCTGCCCGGCTGATTGAGGACAAGTACATTGACACGGAATTTCTTACCAGTTCCCTGAAAAGTCACTTCACCGTCCTTACCGATGTAACGGAGCTGCGCAAGTGCTTGGATTCCGTGTCCTGCGTAGAACCCGATGGAAAAGTGCGAATGACTTTTGATGGCATGACACTGTCCTTCCAGTGTGCCGGCGTTCATGGCAGCGCCAACGATGCCATCTCCGTGGCTCCGCTGACAGGAATGCCCCAGGGGGAGTATTGGTATCTTGTGAAGCAGCTGAGCAGTTGTCTGCGTTCCCTGTCTGGTACGGCTACACTGGGCGTTGCCGCCGGTGGGATACTAACGCTAAATACCGAAAATGCTTTCTATATGCAGACGGGCGTCCGGTCCAATGTGGTTCAGCCCGCACCGAAAAAGAAGGCAAAGAAGCTGCCTGCTGCGAAGGAAGCGGCGTAGGAGGTGGGTACGGATGAAGATTCCTACTATTTGCCGCTACTGCGGAAGTGTGATCCGTCTGGTACCGGCCCGGAAGATTTATGGAGCTTCCACCGACCGGCTGGGCCTCACCGGTGAAAACATCTACCTATGTCAAAACTGCAACGCCAGGGTGGGCTGCCACAAAGGGAGTAACCGTCCTCTGGGCAACGTAGCCAATGAGGTACTGCGTCTCAAGCGCAGAGAGACCCATCAGGTCTTTGACAGCTACTGGCAAGAAAACGGAATGAGCCGGACGAAGGCCTACAAGTGGCTGTCCAGCCGGATGAACCTACCAGAAAAAGACGCCCACATTGGTGGCTTTGAGATGGATCAGTGCCAGCAGGCCATCGACCTATGCAGAAAAGATGGATAAAAGTTCGGTAAAGCATATTGCATCGTGCTCATTCGGCAAGGACAGCCTTGCAACGGTACTGCTCTGCCTGGAACATGGAGAGCCGCTGGATGAGGTTATCTACTGTGAAGTCATGTTCGATCAGAACATTTCTGGGGAGGTTCCGGAGCATAGAGACTTTATTTATAAATACGCAATCCCATTCTTGGAGGAAAACGGGATTAAAGTAGTTATTCTGCGCTCTGATATAACATTTATCCAGTCGTTTTACAGTGTATGCAAAAGAGGAAAACATGCAGGCCAAATAAGGTCTTGGCCTTTGTGCGGCAAATGCTGCATACAGCGGGATTGTAAACTTGCTCCAGTAAAAGCTTATATGAAAAGTCTTGCGTGTAATGTGGTTCAGTACATAGGTTACGCTTACGATGAACAGGAGCGCCTTATGCGGCTGGAAAGAGGGAAAAAAGTATCGCTGCTTGAGAAATACCGCCTGACTGAGCAAAATGCTATGGAGTTATGTAAAAAGGCCGGTCTCTATTCCCCAATCTATCAGTTCGCACCAAGAAATGGCTGCTTTTTTTGCGCAAATGCCAAAATGCGTGAGCTGCGGCACTTATACGACTATCATCCAAATCTTTGGAGCCGCCTGCTGGAGTGTCAAAAAGCATCTAACAAAAGCACTGAATTGTTTAATCGAGACAGTACCATTACAGAAATTGATGAGTTGTTCCAAGCCGAGGACAGGCAACTCTCGCTCTTTGATAAAGTGGCCTAAAACAAAAAGGAGACACACCTTTGAGAGAACAAACAAAACTCTGCAACGACTGCCTGCACTCCTACATGGAGTGCGAACACTTCCACCTGCGGCAGAAGTGCCGCAGCCCGGAGTACAACTCGCCAAATTACACCCATGAAATGCTCATGGAGGACTGGGGCCAGGGCTGTTGCCGCTTCTGGACCCCCAACACAAAGAAGGAGTATCGCGATGAAAAATAATTATTCTATCACCGAGCGTAACCGTATCGTAGAGGAACACCTCTACTGCATCGACCGGATTATCCGTCGCAACAGTCCGCTGATGCAGGCTGCCCACCTGGACTATGACGATGTGTACCAGGACCTGGCCATTCGGCTGATTCGATGTGTGTCTGGCTTCGACCCCGACAAGGGCGAATTGGAGCAACACATTATTGCCCAACTCCAGTATGAGTTGCTCAACTGCAAGGACAGCCGC